TATAAAATCAGTGCCGTTTGCGTTTTTCCAAGCAGTTGGACCTATTGATAAACCTAAGTTTGTTTGATTTTGGTTACCTATATCATCAAGTATTAATAGACGTATACCCACTGCTTTATCTTGTGTAGGATTAAATTTTTGTGGATCAATAATAAAATCTACAGTGCCAGCAGTTTTAGTAGGACCTTCTATAATTGTATTGCTTGGTATAGTATCACTATCCCAATTAACTATCAACTGTGTTGGATCAGTTGCATTAATAGCAACTGTACCATTAACACTAGAAGCCATGTCAGTGCGTTTCAATTGTAGTTGAGATACACCAGCATTATATTTGCCAGGCATTGCTTTGAAGAATTGTTCCCATTCTTCTACTCCAGTATTTCCATTTTGTCCTAGCGTTGCTGTAGTGCCTAACACAATTAAATCATAATTTTTGTAAGTTGTAGACACAACTGATTCATTACCCGCTTTTTGTAATGTGCTTGGAGATTTTTTACCTTTAGCAGTTTCTTTCATACTAGTTTCTGCTTCTAGTCCTTGCTTATCATTGTACGCACCTAAGGACGGACCATCATTGCCTAAACTAATTGTACCATTGCTTTCATCAAATATACTCATAACAATGTTTGTTATAACACCCATCTTCTTGACTTTAACAGGAGGTGCTAGATATATTGGTGTTGAAAACACAAGTGAACCAACATCTATTTCTGATTCAGTTCCAACTGGTATACTTCTACTACTAAATGTAACACTATCTAAATTTACAACTGTTAAACTAGTCCAGTCAATGTAATTGTCAGTAGTTTGTATTTCTAAACTAGGGTTGAACAGCATTAATATCTGTTCCATAATTTGTAATTTTTGATCTGTATTAGTTGACCAAATATCACACTTGACAGTTAAATTATATGGTGTTGGCATTAAGCGTTCAACTGTATAATTCTTACCTTGTGTGTTTAAATATTCAGCAGACTCGCTATCGAAAGCACGTTCTCTAATGTGTACTTTACTTGTATAAGTTGGATCAGCAGTACGATCCCTGTCTATTGCTAGGTCTTGTATGTAAACACCAATACGTGGTGCACTTGGTATTTTGTTCTCGCTATTGTCTCTAATGATACTAGCAACTTGTCTAGTTATATCACCATACATTGTAGGAACTTGTGTAAGTTTACCGTCCCCATCTTTATAAGAAAAATTACTCATTAGTCTAATTATTTGAGTAAGATATCTTCTAATTTGTCCGTCGTAAAAATGTTGCATTAATTATCTGCCTTTGGTTTAAGTGCTTTACTTAAACTTTGTCTTTCTTCAACTGTTTCGCCACCAATGGTAGATGATGCAGTATTATTAATAAATCCTGTTTTTTGTGTTTGTCTTGTATCTGAATTTGTCATAGACATTCTAACGTTATCTTCCATTTTCACCCAACGTTGACTATCGTATCTAAATAATCTATTTGGCATGTAATCAGTCCTTAAAAAATAATCTCCTTCAACGCTTTGTGTAGGAAAACTTATGCCATGTCCAAATGCTTCTCCGTTTGGTGCTATACCATCACCAATTAAATATCCTTTGTAACCTTCACGTTCAGGTGTTTGATCTAATCTACTTGCATCAAAACTTGCACCTGCATGACTAGCATCTATTTCATTTGTATCAACTGTTGCTAATTCAGGCTTTCCTGTGTCGTCAACTTGCAATGTATATAAGTGCTGTGTATTGTAGCCCGATTTCGGTGCGTCAGCTTCAGCTTGTGCAATAACAGCATTATTAATTTGCATTTCTTTTTCATATGTACTAAGCACATCACGAAGTGTTTTATCACTTCCTTCTTCACTAGGCAAGTCTAGTATCTCTTTATATTCTTGACTATCAACTATTTGTTTAAGTTTAAGCCTATATAAATGTGGATACCAAGTAGGAGAAAAACCTTCACTTGCTCTATTGATGTCTTCTACTACATAAAATCTTTTGAGTGCTACATTAAAATCATTAGCCGCATACTCATCTTTCATGTGGGGTAATTCAATTACATCACCTGGCATTATTTTTCTACCAATAGTTTTTACACTATAATTGATTGGCACTGTCATAAACAGTGTGTCATTTTGTAGAAATAAGCCAAATGCACTTAGATCAAAATCAACATCTTGCACATTATAGATACCACGCAATGTATATACATCTGGATCATATTTTCTATCTCTATTTTCAAGAAATATCATATCCTGTATGTTTGTTTCTTTCACAGCGTCATATCTAGGCGCTCCTGCTGTAGCGTCTGCTTCGTCTGGGTTTTTAGGCCCTAAATACTTGTGCAAGAATACGTCTGTACCCCCTACTGTAAACATTTCTGTTATAGTTTTGTCTAGGAAGTTGTAATCCTTGCCTTTTTCTGGTTTATATAAAGATAGTCTTGGCATAAACATATTTATCGTAACGATAAATACTATATCAAAAGGAATAGCTATGGCCGACTTAAAAACACAGAAAAAAGAGATATTTGACTACGTTGAAGCCTTTCTAGGCGGAGGCATGATTGATGTAGAACTAGATCCAGTGCATTATGAAACAGCATTAACAAAAGCACTGACTAAATTCAGACAGCGTAGTGATAATTCAGTAGAAGAATCATATCTTTTTCTTCCAACAGTAATAGATCAAAACGAATATACATTACCAAATGAAGTAATTGAAGTTAGAAAAATATTTCGTAGATCTATTGGATCACGTACAGGTGGAGGCGACGGCGGAACACTTTTTGAACCTTTCAACTTAGCATATACAAATACATATTTGCTTGCAAGTAGTAACACAGGCGGCTTAGCAACCTATAATGCTTTTGCTAGTTACCAAGAACTTGTAGGAAGAATGTTTGGGTCATTTATTGAATTCAATTGGAATAGCACAACAAAAAAACTTACTATGTTACAAAGACCTAGAGCAGAAGAAGAGCTACTTCTTTATGCATACAACTATAGACCAGACAGTGAATTGTTGAAAGATTATCTAGCAATACAGTGGATAAAAGATTATACACTTGCAGGTTGTAAGTTTATGCTAGGCGAAGCTCGTAGTAAATTTGCTACTATTGCAGGCCCACAAGGCGGATCTGCTCTTAATGGTGATGCACTCAAAGCAGAAGCACAAGCAGAGATGGAAAAACTAGAAGCTGACGTAGCACTAGCAGTTCCAGGCGGTGTAGGCTACGGATTCACAATCGGCTAAAAAGTACTTGACATTTAGATAAATTTCTTATATAATATTAATTCTACAGTGGAGTTACGTATGATTATAGGAATTTGTGGTTTAATAGGTAGTGGTAAAGGAACAGTAGCGGATATACTAGTTGAACACTACGGCTACAAAAAATTATCATTTGCAGACAAATTAAAAGACGGTGTTGCCAACGTATTTGGTTGGGACAGAGAAATGCTTGAAGGCGATTCAGATAAGAGTCGTGTTTGGCGTGAACGCAAAGACGAATTTTGGACAGCAGAAACAGGCACTGTAGTTACTCCTAGATTAGTATTACAATTATTTGGTACAGAATGTATGCGTAACGGATTCTATGACGGAATATGGGTAAGTCTTGTTAAGAAACACATTATTGATAACCCAGGGAACTATGTTATTCCTGATGTACGTTTTGACAATGAAGCAAATATGATTAAAAGCATACATGGAGAAGTATGGCGTGTAAGACGTGGTGCAGATCCTGTATGGTTTAGAATGTATCAAGATATTGGTGTTGAACCTAAAGATGTACACCCTTCAGAATGGAAATGGGCAAACGTTGATTTCAACAATGTTATAGATAATAATGGAACTATTGAACAACTTAAAAGTCTGGTACAAGGTCACCTTGCTTCCAGCGAACGCCTTCACGCTGAAGCACCCTCTGGCAATTAGCACATATAGTTTTAAGATTACTGTGCCTACAATTATTTAAATCGCCATCTATATGAAACACATCTAGTTGTTTTTGATCAATTGCCTTAAATCCACATTTTTCACAACGCTGTTCTTTAT